CGTTAACTTTTGTAAATTGTGCCATTTTGAAATTCCTTTTAATATTTTGAAGCCTACTGCCTCATACATATATTTATGCCAGAACCAAAAAAAACACGGTTTTGGATTAGCGGCCGGCTAGATTTTGGCGACTAAATCCCATTCTATCAACAAATTTTAAGCCATTTGATACGAAACCCTCATGTGTTTCTGTACCGTCATCTAACTGTCCTTTTACAGGGCTAGATTCTGCTGCTTTATTAAGTTGGTCTACAATAGACATTTTTAACTTATACATCTCTACCCAAATAGTAAATGCACCAACTAATGCTTGTTGATTATTAGTAAGATGCTCAACTATCTTAGCTTTCATTTTATCTGTCATTGGTCTAGATTCTACAAAGTCCATAAATCCATCAAGCATGTTATTTAAATCACCTGCAACAATTTTCTTATTGATATAAACTGTAAACAATTGATTAAATGTGTTACGTGCTTGAGGTGCAGTATCCATCATTTGATCTACTGCTGCTCCGTATTTTTTAATAGCATTTTGAGTACTTTTAACTAAAGATGCATCTATTTTCATTTTAGGAGTAATTGGCATTGCGCTAGGAACAATAGCAACATTGCTATTATTCTTTAATTGTCCTATAGAACCATCTAATGTAGTAGCATCATCTGTTGTCATGGCGTTAGGTGCTAGATATTGATGTACTGCAATACCACCTTGCTTACCGGCCATGAGTTTACCTAAATCACTATCAGCAACTACTTTATAAGTAATGCCTTTTGGATTAGCTTTGAATACATATAATCCATTTTGTTCTTGTAAGGGTTTACTGAATAACAAGTCTCCCCAATAATATCCGTTAGCACCACTAGATGCTTTTGTTAATCCAGGCCATAATTCTGCTATCAAACCATATAATCCTGACCGATCAACTCCCCTAGCCTGATCATATTGCACAAACTGTTCTGGGCTGAATACTTGCCGACCAGTTCCATCTTTCTTATTGAACATATGCTTGTCCATAATAGAAAACTTGCCACGACTATTACGACCAAATATCAATGCCGGGTACCCGTCCCATTTAATAGTAACAGTTTTAGGATTCTTTACAGTTGCTATACTTGCTTGTAACGCACGATTTGCTCCCTCGCTACCACCTAAGAATATCAAATCTTCCGGATGGTCTAGGTGACCTTTATCTTCTTTAATAGAAGATATTTTATCTACTTTATCTCTAAGTATTGCTAGTGATTCTGCAAGTTTCATTTAGATTGTGCCGCCATTGCTTGTCTAACTTTTTCATCAAACTTTGCTTGTTCTTCGGGTGTTACTCCACCTTCTCTAGCTGCTCTGACTTTACCCTTTGGCATTCTTATTGTATTATCTGCCGGAGGAGGTGTTGCTACTGGTGCCGCAGCTGGTGCTGCTACAGGTGCAGCAGTAGTACTAGCGCCGCGTCCTGCTAATGTATTATCGACATTTTTCTTAACACTCAACAAATCTCTTTTACGTAATGTAGGTATAATTTTGTTAATCTGTCTTACACCAATTTTAGATTGCTGTTGTGCTATCGGGTCCTCTGTAGGTGCTGCTGTAGGTGCTGCTGTAGGTGCTGCTGTAGGTGCTGCTGTAGGTGCTGCTGTAGGTGCTGCTGTAGGTGCTGCTGACGCACTTACTCTATTACGTGATCTTCCACCTGTCAACATACCCCAAGTATAATTAGCTAGTGCTTGAATTCCAACTTGTCCTTTGTCTTGAGCATAAGATGCTTGAATTGCATCAGCTATTTTTTGAACTTCTTCTTTATAAGGAGAAGTAGTAAACATGTTACTTCTTGTGATAGGACCAATTTTACTTTGCACAAAATCACTAATAGACATTGGAGCATCGGCTTCATTAATATTGATTATATTTTCAAATAATGAATTTAATCTTTCAATTCTTTTGTTTTCTCTAGTTGTCATACCCGCTCTAGCAGCTTGTGTTGCTTGTGCTTGTCTTTGTTGTCGTATTTGTTCAGGCGTTGCCTTCGGTGCAACAGGAGTAGCAGTTTTATCAATATTCTGTTGACTTGCTTTTTGTAATCTTATGCGTTTTTGCTCCGGTGTTTCTCCGGCCGGCGCTGCATTGACAGGTGCTGCATTAGTTGGTGCTGTATTGACGGGTGCTGCACTATTAATATTTGGATCAACCACTCCCATTTGAATAGCCTTTGATATTAAAGAACTTAGCTGACCCGTAACATCTTTTTCATAATTTAATTTGGCATCTGCTTGCGGGTCGAATACCTCATTTAATTTACTTTTTAATTCAGATAATTTCACGGTTTTTTCCTCAATGATTTGGAAAATCTCTGCTGATCCTTGCTCTTAATTGAACTTAATAGCTTTCTCTCTAATATCTGCGCTTGTTCCTCAGGGTAGTGCTTATTAATTAATTCTAGTAAATTAATGGCGCTGGTTATGATATTATGGGCTCTACTCTCAATAATGTGAGTTGTATCACGGTTATTTCCAAGTGCTTCTAATTCCTGCAAGAGGGAGCGGGTTTGTTTTTGCATATAATTATCCTACTTGTATTTATGCGATTATGGTATAATTATTTCTTTAAGGAATTCAATAAAGACTTCAATTTTGTGCCCTGTACATCAGAGTGTACAGTCCTAATCACTGGTTCTAATGTTATTTCACCTGTACTAGCATCCACAGTAGCCATTGGCTTTAATGTACTCATTATGTCATTTGCACTGGGTTTTGGTGTATAACTCTGTTCCCCGTCAACTCCCGGATCACTAATACGCATAGTTTCAACATCATATTCTAAATCAATTTTCATACCCACACCCGTTGAACTACGACTTTTCATACATTGAATCTGATATTTACCACGCTCACGCATACTACGACTTGTAAAAATACCAAACACATTATCTGCTGTATTAATCTTACTGATACCACCTGCAATATGACTGTGATCAAACTCAATCTCGTCAACCGCACTACGATTCAACTGACTTGCAGTTACTAATAATATACCAAGTTCTTTTGCTAGATTACGCAATTCTTCAGCAACATACTTGTCTTTGATAAACTGATCGTTTGGGTTGACTTTAACTGACACAGGCATAACCAAGTCTAAGTAATCAACCATTACAAAGTCAATCTTAATACCAGTTTGAATCTGTACTTCTTTCAGATAAGCACGAATGTCGTTTACATTACTTTGTGCAGGTAAATTTTTAACACGATATTTACCAGACTTCTTGCCTGCCATCTTAACACGTAGTTCTGTTGTATCAATGTCTTTACGAATTGCCTTTGTGCCCATCATGGTTAACATTGCATCTGTTCTTAATGATGTTAATTCTTCACTCAATTCCAATGTAACATAAACACCACTCATACCAGCTTGCAACCAGCTTAATGCAATGTTCATCATCACTAACGATTTACCTGAACCTGAACCACCAGCAAAGATATTCAATTCACCTCTACTCATACCACCATATAGAATACGATCCATCTGTGGCCAACCCGTAGATACTTGTCCACCGCTGTTAAAGTATTTGTTGATACGACTTTTAGGATCAGCAAAGTAATCTGTACCCATGTCTTTCTGTAAACTAATCTGTACCGCATCTTTGATTAGTTTCTCCACTGGTTCAAACTCACCCTTCTCCAACAAGTCTGCTGCTTTAAGAATTGCACGTTCTAATTCTTGTCGTTTAGTAAACGATTCAAATTCATCAAAAAACCATTCATAATGTCCGTCATTTAATTCTGGGATAGGATCAATATCTATACCTGTTGTTGCTTTGATTTGTGTTGTATCAGGTAACACTCTATACTTGTCAGTATGTGTTTTAAACAACTCAGCTACTGGTCTTAGAGAACGGTCAAAGTTCTCACTATTCATAATGTTCATCACGCGGGTATACAATTCCGCATTTGTAACCATCATCCTCAAAAATAATTTCTGAACATCGGTTGTATATTCTAACTGTTTTTTAGTTTCCTGCTTTGCCAATTTTCTTCCTCTGCATTTCTATTTTGATTTTACTATTTGTTGCACTATGTAGTATACTTAACAGGGTAGGTAGTTTACCATATTTAACTACTGCATCATTTACATCTTTTACATCATTATCCCAATTAGGTAAGCTAACACTATAACCTAATTCCAATGCTTTATCACATAATGCTAATCCTGTCTTATCTCTATCCGGAACTAGTATAAGTTGTTTATTCAATGTACTAAGTAATAATGCTTGGTCACTACTAATGTCATTGTGCATCAATGCTACCCCGTCAATACTTAATGCATCAAATATACCCTCTGTTACGATACATACACCCCATTCTGGTTTTTGCATATCGATGTTAAACACATAGCCTGGTTGTTGTTCATTGATATATTTTGGGATTTTATTATCTAAGAATCTACTTGTATGTCCTACAATCTTATTCTTATATGTGTAGGGGACAATGACTCTGTTAGCCATTCTACCTTTTTCATTTGGTGTAATTAAGAACGGATAACTATTACTATCTATCTTCCTATTTTGCAGATACTCTACGTATACTTTGTGTAATGGATTATTAATATCAACAATCTCCCCTTCAGGGAGTTTGTGTTCATTGAATTTTATTTTTATCTTTTGCTTTTTTGGCTGAGTAAAGTCTATCAAGTCCTTTTGTTGTAAACTTTCTAAACTCCATCGCTTGACTTGTTGGTCGTCTATGCCACACCAAACTAATAGATTGCGAGTTTTACTACTGATTGAACGACCGAGTACAAAGTTACACTTGAATCCACAATTGAAACAATGCATTGACCAATTGTTGCCATCAAACTTGATGCCACCGCGCATACGTTTGTCTTGTCTATGACCAAAATGGGTGCAACAGGTAGCGTTAAAGCTAGTCCAACCCGAACTTGTTTGTTTCTTTTTACCAGGTAATATAGACAGGATATCAAACATCTATTGATTGTAACACAATCATAATGTTAAAGCAAATTATCTGGACAATATATTTGTTACTGCGCCCGCATTGCTAGTGAATTGCATGCGGATATAAGGATGAAATCCTTGTATTACATACCCAACCGTTTGTGTAACATTGGATACTTCTTCGGTAGTAACAATGTCATACCAATCATTGTCTACGATACTGCTACCTTGAATGGTTGTATTTCCATAAAATTCAATGTATTCAGTTTGGATAGTTAATATTGGATTATTGTTAGTACTCAATACACTGGTAGTGTATGTGATACTGCTTCCGTTAGCATTTGGACTGTTAGGGAATGCCTGTCCAGTTGGGATAGTGATATTGTAAGATGGAACAAAGTTAGGTAATACACTATTAACGATGTTCATTACACCACGAGCACCGGCATTTTGATCCACAAATACAGGGAAATCAAAGTCATTTACTGGGATTTCTAATGTGTAATAGCATTTTTGAGCCTCAATATTCTCAAGGTCCGCAGCATTTAAATATAACGCACATATACCAGTGGGTGCAAATTGCAATGTCAATGCTTTTTGTATTAAGATTTCATTACCCATGTAGTTTAATATACGGCAAGTTATGCTTTTGCCTGTAATATCTATGGGTTTTTGCTCTTGGTTGATAAACTGGAACTGGATCTGATTATCAACTCCCTTGTGTAAAGTTAATGGTTTTGCGTACTGTGGCATATATCTCCTCGGTGAATAGCCTGACAATAGCACAACAATGTTGCGCTGAACGTAATAAAATACTGATGTTGAATACACAAATGTAGGCTCCTATAACGTATTTAGTATATTATATTAATTTAAATAACTTTGGTTACCCGATAAATAAACAGTTAACTAAAATAATGATCCAAAACGAATTTTTTAAACGATTGACTGAAAATCACCCGTTCATTACAGTATGTTCATATGCCAACCAAGACTATGTTGGAATTGTTCAAAACCGTGATGATATGGTCACCACTATCTATGATTACGGGGCCATAACAGACAATCTAATAAAAGAAAAGTTCTTAGAATTAGGAGAGATTTGGTGGTGGGAATCCAATAGACTTATACCCATCAATTTGTTCTTAAAGGATGAATGGTTACCTTTTAAACCCTTTATAAGGACCTTCAATAACAAAAGTCTTATAGTGGTGCACGGTCCAACTTGTAGTATGAATGAATTAAGCAAACGCAGAAGTAAACGCCGTAGTATCACCCTCGTCAAACGACTTCCCTAATAAATTCATGTGAACCACTACTAATTGAGCATAAGCAATTGCATGTGCTTTTTTGAATATATACCCATCAGTTCCCTTATCCCATACAGTTTTACTAATCTCACCCCAGGTCTTCCCAATCAAATGTTTTTTACCAGGACGAATTACTGCTAAGAACATTGCTAATCTTGGGATACTATCTATAAGTTCTGGCATCTTCTCTAAGTTATAGTACTGATTATTCAAGTGAATTAGTTTCTCAACAAAACTCTTATCCTTTAGTTTACTCCAATCAGGCTCAACCATTAACTCATTAAGATGTTGTTCATCACGTACATTCTCATAGACATGAACATTCAATAAGTCAAGTTTGAAGTAACCACGTTTTTCTGCCACTGTATAATCAATACTTGCTATATCAAGCACTGGGTCATAGGGAATAGGTGTAACATATACACCAGTGGCATGTTTACGAATAGGATTGACATTACGCATTGCCGCAGTAGTATATTTAATCAGTTCAAGCAATCTATCTCTTGAACCAAAATCAATGTCAATATCGCTATCTATTCTCATAGTAACAGATACTCCGCTGCACGTTTACATCTTTCAGCATCATCGCCTAAATTACCTAATCCTAAGTTGCATTTATGACATAACCATCCCCGAAATAGTTCAGTCTCGTGGTCATGATCAGCTACCCATACTGATTTTTTATTCTTTCCATATGTAGTTAATTGATCTGCCGTGCGTTGACATACAGGGCAAACATGATCTTTGGGTGCAGGTGGGGCAGATTTTTTAATTTTTGCTACTAGCTTTCCTTGTTTTCTAGCACATTCTCTACATTCATATCTTAGATAACCTTTACTACCTTCTTTTGCAAAATTATATACAGGCAAAATTCTATTGCACATAGTACAAAGTTTTGTATCTTCTTCTAACCCTTCGAATAATTCATAACTCACGGTTGCATTACTCCTGCTTTGATTAACTTACTATACGCTTTTTGTACAACAATAGCTTGTCTTTCGGCATCTTCTACCGCTTTGTGTGTAGTTGAGTGACCGCCATCACTGAGTTTGACTCCTGCGACTTCATACAACGTTCTAGTATCTCGTACGGTATAGAATGGCCACGGTATTCGCATTCCAAGTTGTTGCCATGCTGTTTCTGCAACCACGACATCAAATGCAGCACCATTAGACCACACAGCCCTACGATTCCAACAAAACTTATAAAGGGCTTCCATACATTCACGATACGATATACGTCCTTCATCTCCCATTGCTTCTTCTCTTGCAGCTTCAGACTGCTCTCCCCACCATCTAATAGTATCTTCATTAATTACCCTATTGTATTTCTCAGTTTGTTCATCTATTGTAGGACGTAATTCTAGTCGTTCTACTACACCACTACCTTTAGGATCAAACCGTACAGCTCCTATAGTTAGTATAACACAATATGGACTTGTGTCAAGTGTCTCCATGTCAATCATTATATCATTTGCCATTACATCTGCCACATTTCATACATTGTTATAAACTTATCATCCCACAACTCTATTGTAACACATCCGCCAATTAAAGAGAAGTCCCAACCTTGGTGTCTATGCCCAAAATTTCTTCTCATCCATTTTACAATGATAGTTGGATCTTCTTTGTGATATCTACAATCTCTGTTGTAGACTGTTTTGTGTCCAGATTTAGATTTACTGTCACGGCACAGTTGGCTACTTGTAAATGTTGCTGCTGGGGCAAAAGTTCCAATATTTGTGTATGCCATACTATCCCCATTTCAATAAAAATATTAAGTAGAGTTTTTCATCTACTATTTGATAACCATCTGTTATATTGCCATTGACAATATTCATTCTTACACCGTACTTCTTTTTAAGGTAATCTTCAAAATCATATGCGTCAAATTCTGTTTTAGTTTCCATGTACTCTACACGAACTTTTTTCAATGCTTCCCAATACCTCCAACGATTCTTTCGTTGATGTAATGCCGGATCATCGTCATCATAATCTTGAAATGATTTTGATATATTAGTCATGACCATCTTAATCCAAACAATGTAGCATCGGATTCATCATCAAAATGATACAGTATCTCATGGTAATCAGGGATATAATGATCGGTTTTATAAATAGCTTTAGACAGAACTCCAGTATAACTTTTACAATATTGTTCAATCCATTTTAAAACTTCTTCATAGTCATACATACCACCGATAGTGCTATCTTTAATTGTTATGCAGAAACTCATAGCCACCTCAATGCAAAATAGGTGCTGTATTCTTCTTTGTAGAAATTAAACACTGCGTGGCGATCTCTTGTATCATATGTAGAAGAACGATAATATGCCCAATCAAAATCTACTCCAATAACCCATCCATGCTGTTTCATTTGACCTAATAATTCCGTTAGTTCATTTGTACTTTTGCCGTAGATGGTTACAGATTTCATAACCACCTAAGTAATAATAACGTTACATCTTTATGATGTTTCATACAAAGCCAAGTCTCACCATGGTCATGTCCACCGGCAATCCACCAAGCATTCATATCAAACTGTGTTTCAATCCAAGTTTGTATTTCATCTGTGAAGGGATTTATAGATAAATGATAGAAATCTCCGTGATCAGATACATCAATTTTCATAGATGATTCTTAGTTCCATCGTAATAAAAACAATGTTAAATCTTCATCACGGGTAAGCATTATCTCACACTGTTTAATGTTATCTACCCAACGATTACTTCCAGTTTCATCATCATATCCTGAATTTCCGTAATTCTTTTTACACCATTTCTTTATTTCTTTGGTGTCAACATCTTCTTGGTTCTTCCAAGAAATTGTATGTATATTAATTTTGCTACCGAAATAGCGTTCTGTTTTATGTGTAAATTTACTCATGACCATCTCAATGTAAAATGTGTGGCATCTTTTACGTCCGAGAAATAGAATGTACTACTAGCCCACTCATTTTTTAACAAAAAACAATTACGCCTAGTATATTTCGTAACCCACCTAACCATTTCCGCAACTTGATCACACCAATCAGTCCAATTCATTCCCGGGCTTATTGTAAGATGTACCTTGTGATAATTATTGTCAATATCACGTTTTGCTTTTCTACGCTGTTTGCTATTCATGACCATCTCAATATGAAAAAGGTTCTATCTGCTTCATCACGGAACCAATACTTACGATTACTGCCTACCCAACGTGCATTTTCTTTATGCCAATTATTATCACCCATTATGTTTATCAGCCATTTGTCCATGTCATACCACTCTTTCTCATCGTAGTTGTGCGGGCGCACCCAGTATGGCCATTTAGGTTGATTGTCAGCATAACCAGTTTCAAGGCGTTTCATATCAATTTCATTGATCCATTCTTTAGCTAGTTCGGATATCCATTCGGCGGATCCCCATTTGTCCCGAGCCATAGCACGTTTCTTTATCATTCGGTCCACTCTTTTTCAAATACCTTTAAATGTTTTTTATTAGCAAAATGAATTTCGCAATATGAATCACCAAACTTGCCCTGCACCAATTTCATATGCCAATTGTTGCCTTCCCACCAGATTATCGGTTTACTATCAGTCATTTTTCCTATATGGCGTTGTAACCAAACCAACAGTGATACATAATCTGCACCATATAAATGTGCGATAAAAGGTAATTTTACCATCGTAACCTCGCTAACACATAATCACGCTGATATCTAAATTTAATTTTTACTATTTCATCTGTCCAAGTATACATGCAATGCCTATCAGGCATTTGTATAGTTTTTTCAATCCATTCTACGATTTCTATTTTATGCGGATGTGGGTTTTCTTCATTCAATTGAATGACTAATTCATGCCAACCTGGTCTTATATCTTGCCAACGTTTGCTCATTCTTTAATATCCGGCATCTTTCAACGTATCATTAATCCGTTTAGTCAGTTCTATGTCTCTTTTAAATCTTATTGCCCATTGTTCTGGATTTATATAATCAATAATCATTTTAACATGGCCTTCATTTAATGTCTCTAAGAAACGGACACCGCTATCACTTTGAAACAACAACCACGGACTAATCTTACCCGTTGTTATCGCATAACAAATCTTGTTAGCATTTCCATATCTTAACATGTCATGTGGCAATATTTTGGCATCAGTTGCCATTCCCATACAGTGTTCAATACTACGATGAATAGCATCAAATGCATCTTCATGTCGCAAAAACTCAACTAGATATTTAGTATAGGTGCTATCACTACACCAATTGTCAATCTTAACTTGATTCTTTAATAACCAATCAGTGAATCTTGGTATATTTATCGCATTTATATTAACACAATAATTACCAAATTTAACAAACGCAGTATAGTATGGATTCTTAATGAAATCTTCTTGTTTAAGATTCTTTCTTTTTGAAGTATTCTTCTTGTAAAACTCTAACCAACATTGAAACCCAATTCTATTGCCGTGATTGTCTTTATCTAACCATCTACGCTTTGGTTCACATACATGTCTAAGCGTGGTTGATTCACGCAAGAACTCCCTCTTGCAAAATTCACAGCCATACTTGACTAGATTAGTTGCCAAGGTCTCTTTCATATTGCTTAAGTTGGTCTTCAGTAATAGTTTCATTTAATGTCTCAATGTCTGTGTGTTTCATGTTAGGAAACAATTCTGCTAATTTAAGTTTGCGCTTTTGATTGGCCACAAACGCTTCACTTACCGCATCAATATCATCACTATCCGCTTTGGGATATATCTTCTTGTAATACTCTTTGATATCTTTTAGTTTTGCAGGTGCTTGCAACTTGCTTACTTTGGGACTGATGTTAGGTATCCACTGATGAAATTGTTTACCAACTCCCGGGCTACTCGCACACATCATCAACCATTGTAGTTTAGGATGCTTCTGTATGTTCTCGTTGAATAGATATTTGTTTGCATACTCAGCCGTACTCATTACGTAGTAACGACTTAATCCTTCACTACCTTTAATAGCACTAAGCCATTGTATCATTGTGAATGGGACAAACTTCTTTTGTTGTTCAGGACTTAATCTGTCAAAGAAATCATAATCTTTCTTATCCAATGCGGCAAGGACCTCAAACAAGTCTAAATCTTGTTTGTCAAATTTTTCATCAACCGGGACTGCTGCTTTTCTTGTTGCCATTAGAAGGCCTGACTATAATCTATTATCTCACAATTTCTACTAATCTCTTTTACAAAATATACACATTCAGGTTTAGGTCCATCATTCAAAGGTACACACAGAAACTGCCCGTTCTTTAATCTAGGAGCATACCATGTTACATCGTGATAAATATCTACTATCTCAATAGGTAAGAATGTAGGACTAAAACTTGTTAATGGATTAAACTCAAACGCATTAAACCCTCTGTCATTGATACTTGTTAATGGTAACGTTTCTAAATCACCGTGTTCTTTTTCACCAATCAATATCTGCCAATCTACAGGCATCTTAATCGTGTGTTTACCAATCTTTAGTACAAGTGCAGGGGCATTAAAACTTTCTAAAAAGATTAATGGTATATAATGATAATCTACATTACTTGGGTTACTGTTATCTAGTATCGCAAATCGTAGGTCATCTATCTCCTCTGGTAATGTCTCTAAGTTATAGTATTCGTTATCTAGGGTCAAAATTCTCATAGTGTTATTATATCATTTATATGCAAGTTTTTCAACATCAAATGGATAATTAGCCTCTTTATAAAATGCTTTTCTTTGTGTAAGATGCCGTTTTGCAAACTTACAATTACTGGTGATATCCCAAATCTGCACAAAGTTCTTATCTTCGGCTTTACGAATACCACGCCCGATACTTTGTATTACCCGAACAAAACTCTTACCCGGTTCAATAAGAACAAGGTTAAAGATTCGGGGAATATTAATACCGACGGCAGCTATGCCATATGTTGCTATGATGATTTTGTTAGTTGCTGTTGCAACTTCATCGTACTGTTCTTTGCGTTCATCCATACCAGTATTACCTGATACAAATACAACATCATATTCTGTTTTAAAATTACGTAGTAGTTCGGCTAATTTATTATGTAATTCTTTACCTGCTGCCACTCTATCAACAAGTATCAATGTATTACCACTGTTCTTAATTGTATCAACCAATTGAGTAATTTTATTTAATCGTTTATCATCTTCAAGTAAATGTTTTAGTTCAGATTGGTAATTAGAGAATTCAACTCCGTCTTGTAGTTGTACAATGTTTACATGACATTGTGCTAATACCCCTCTATCTTGTAATTCACTAGCAGATAGTTTGTTAATGACATTACCGAGACTAATAAAGATAGCTTGACTTGCAAATTTCTCTTTAGGTATAGTACCAGTCAATCCCCAACGAATTGGAATGTTACTCATTACACCAGTTAATAATTCTTTTAGTGCGTCTGCTTTAGCCATGTGAACCTCGTCTACCATGACGCAAACTACACCTTCTAAGAAATCACCGATCTCAACATCTGCTTCACCTGCTTTTGTTTTCTTAAGCATGTTATTCAGACTTTGCCAAGTACAGATGGTATGTGTCTTGTTGTATTCTTTTCTATCACCAAAATATACCCCAACATCTAATCCTAGATTAATGTAATCTGCTTCTGTTTGTGTTACAAGACTTTTGTTCGGGACAATAACAATACTGCGTCCGTAACTTTCAATAGACCAACTTAATGCTGCGGTGATTAATGTCTTGCCAGCACCTGTAGCAATCTCCTGTAATGATTGCGGGTTCTTTAGAAACTCATTAATGATTGATATCTGATAGTCACGCAATACTACAGGTTGTCCTGCAATTGGGTGACCTTCAGGCCAATTCTTGTGTTTGAACGTAGCCTCGGACACTTCAGTAAAATTGAATGTTGTACTGTATGTACGAAGGTCCTCTAGTTCAATATCATAACCTTTTTCATCTATATAAGGGAGTATTTCGGGTAGTAAGTTAACGTAACTTGAGCCACCGAGACTAAAGAAACTAACCTTGCCATTCCATCTACCGAGACGGACCGCAGGAAGATACCTTGCACCGGGCACTTCGTACTCAAACATCTTTACTAGAGATTTTCGTTCGGTTAATTCTAACCCTTCAATCTTTACATTGACTTCATCCCTGACGATTATTTTACATTGTTTCATAATTAGTACTTAGTATAACATAAAATAATTAGTAATTGCAAACATAAAGGCAAAAAAAGGGGAACATAAAGTTCCCCTGAAAGTGAGTAAGTATTAATTAAGCATTCTTCATGCAAGTGGTACGTGCAAGATTTTTCCAGTTTGTCGGGCTGATCTTAACTAGATCAGCAATCTTTAAGCACATACGCAAACTCAATTCACGTAGCTTACCGTGATTTTCCCACATGAATTCAAGAATTTCATTTGATTGAATTTCTTCAAAATCATAATCCTTGAACACACCGCCGTCAGCATCACGATGGACCTGTTTGATACGCAACATTTTGTCACGCTCACTGTTAATAGTCAGGTCCAGAAAGTGACAACGACTTTGCAATGCCTCTAAGTGATCCTGCAACTTCTTGCTTTTCACATTTTCAAATTTCAAGTTAGTAATGAAAATTGCACTACCGTTGAAATTGAATTGATTCGGGATACCTTCTTCACGCAATAAACGTGAATCGCTATTCCAGCAAATCTTGCGAGTCTTACCTGAATCCAATGCTGCTTTAAGAATGTTCAATGCCAATTCATCACCGAACACGCTATCACAGTCATCAAAAATTAGTACATTTTTTCTGTCAGAATATTTGTACAGTTGAGCATACAACCCAAGTGCAGTCATTGCACCTTTAACAACATTGAAACGAATTTTCTTGTCAGCAATTTTGTCAAACATGCTGGCTTTTTCCATTTGTGTTTCAACACCGTGCGACTTACCAACTCCCGGAGGACCTGACACAATCATTGCACGAATGTCACCGCTGATACAAGCACTTGCCATTTCATCAAGAATGCCGAAACGTAGTGCAATACGGTCCATCGCCTCAGTTTCAGTTTCTGAGGACACTTCCTGTTTTGCTTTAAACTCTATTACATTACCTAACACTTCTTCTCCGTTCATGAATTGAATATCCTCAATCGAATCCACTTTTACTTTGACTTCATCAATAGCAATAGCGAATTGTCCCTCATTTTTTACAGTAACATAGTTACCTTTTTTACCTGTTTGAAATCCCTTGACTAGCGTAAACACTTCATCAATTACAGGTTGATTACGATAAGAGCCGGAAAGAATGCGAATTGTTGACATAGATAAAACCCTTTATTAAGTGATTAAGCCGTTATGATACACTAAAACCCATTTAATGTCAAATTATTTTTTGACCGCGGTCACATCTGCCGCTTTTGCTTGTACGCAAGCGGCTTTCATACCCTGAGCCTTAAATTCCTGTGCCGCTTTAGCACAGATTTCCTGTTGCTCAAACTGACCCACATACATGATGCTAGTAGATGACAATCCTGCACCGATTAAAACTATAGTCCAAAACATAATTATGCCTTCAAAATGTTAACAATACGCTGATGGATCATATCCATTTCATCCTGCTCAACATAGAAATCCGTCTTAGGGTCATAGTATTGACCTTCCTTGTTGTCGTAATAGAGGACACGTCCGGAGAAATTGAAAGGACCTTCTAGACCTTTACGTGGGCCGTATTTGGTACGCATTTCATCCATCTGATGTTTGTCTGCGATAACTTTGTAGCCCATATAAAACTCCTGTTGTTGACTGAATAAGACTCTATTATATACCCAAAACCATTTAATGTCAACTAAAATCACAAGCCTTGTAGACTGCTTCCCGCACTGCGGTGTCGTTTGCTTCCTCAAAACGCTCGTCCTGAGTCAAGGCCTTGAGCAATCCTCGAACAACAGTCCAACTCAAGTTTTGATTGATTGCCAACTTTACGATGGAACCAACTGCATCATTACCAGCGTCAGTAAACATTGCGAAATTTGTCATTTTCTAAGTCCTTTAATTAACTGTCTAAGTATGTATTATATACCCAAAACCATTTAATGTCAAGCCCTGTATGTAGAGTAATTGCGGATTTTGCTTTGCTTATTAGCGTGGCTTTCGTTGAATTTAATCTCATACCCACGGTCACGCAAAGCGACTACTAGCACTGACAAATCACAATCTTCTTCCAGAAAAGCATTGGTACCATTCTGGTAACTGTAAGTACTAATCTTATCCGCAATACCAAGTTGGACCAACTTTGCTTTAGGGAAGCGGGCCCAAGCATGACCCGGGTCTGAAAAAACTTTGATAGAGATTTTTTTAGCCATTTTCTAGTCCTTTAATTAACTGTCTAAGATTGTATTATATACCCAAAGCCATTTAATGTCAACCTCAGTACATATTAGGATTTAAGTGTACTTCAAATACTAATTCAATCATTTTGGGAGTAGCCCGGCGCAAATATCCCTTATACACATCCACTGTATCCAGTGTATTTGAACGAGAAACCACTTGGTCACCAATTGCAAGAGCCTCTACCTTAGAGTTTACCCGATTTACTTTGTGTACCTTACCTATAACCCGCTTGCCGTGCTTACTACGGTAATACACTATTTCATATTTTGCTATTTTTTCTACTATTTTTCTTTCTTTATACATTTTTTTCTCCTTACGCAACCTTACGAAAATAATGATAGGGCAAGCCCAAATCATAACACAAATATTCCCAATCACCGTTGGCGTTGCTAGCATCCATAATCCAGCGCAATGCTGTCTCACGATTACGGGCACCCATGCAAATTGTATCGGAGACATGCTTCTCAAACTTCTCAATAGCCTCAGTTTCGGCCGCTTTGCGGGCAATGTCCTCTTGCTTGATGATTTCACCGAGCAACTGGAACTCAGCGTCAAAGTCCGCAAGGGTCCACATAGAGGTGTCAACACCGCGAGGACGAACACCGTAAGCGTCCTTGTACATATCCCAATATTGACATTGGGCCTGCTCCAAGTCAGACATTTGTTCCCAAGTAGTGAATTCAGACATATTTGTTCCTTTAACTAACTGATTAAGACTCTATTATATACCCAAAACCATTTAATGTCAACCGAAAGCAAATTCCCTGACCCACTCAAAACGGGTAGTAGAGGGAACCCACTTGAATTGTTCCCGCTTCCGGCTTATTTTCTCAAAGTCCATGCAGACCATGACCCAACCCTTCTCAGGGCTGAAGCCAACTGTTTCTGCAACCCGCACGACTTCGACCATGCGGCCGTCTGTCATTTTTGCTACAGTAGTCATTTTCTGCTCCATTAATCAATCTAAGAGTACATTATATACCCAAAACCATTTATTGTCAATCCTTTTTCATTACATATTCAAACAGAATCCACTTAGCACGATTCAGACATTGACGGGCATCTTCGGCCCGCATATAGTCAACTTCACCGTACTCGGTGTTAACCATTTCTTGGGCGTCAGACATTAAACCCGCAACCATCATAGCAGGACCGGACAGTTTGAAAGTGATGCTAGATTCCACAGACTCACGCATACCTTCTACGGTCACGCCGTACATACGAACTTCACGCTTTTCTTTGTCTGTCAAACGGTCGTAAACTTGGGTCATAAAAAGTCCTTTAACTAACTGAATAAGACTCTATTATATACCCAAAACCATTTAATGTCAACCTCAGGATTTTGCTCTGGCCAGAACAAAAAAGCCCCAAAAACACAAATTCTTGGGGCTTTTGTTCTTATGAGAGCAATGATTAGGACCAGCGAGAAAATCTAGGATCAGATTCTGATATTTGATACCCAAACATCCAAAGTATTCTATTAGAATCTCCCTGTACCTCAGTAGCAGTATGTTGGTATTTAGTAACAAGATAACAATGTAAATCCCCAACTTCTATGCTTATTTTGTTATCATTAACAAATAACTCACCACCCATATCCGCTGGTTGAGTTAATATATTGCAACGCAATAAATGATTGCCATTTGGTTCCATAAAGTCTATGTGCTTAAAAACATCACCACCGGGCAATGTACAGTTAACAATTATACTATCTTTCCCACCGTTATTGACACTTTTTTCTAAGCCATGTAAATCTAGATATTTTAAAATTCTATCATAGATTGAATATGCTACATCAGGATAGCTATCAAATCTATCAGGATGTGCCCTAGATGAGTATCTATTATCTGCTCCTGCCTTACCATATGCATTTATTCCCTTGCCTAACATATTGTTATGCAATGCATGTTCTGTCCACAAATTTAGAATCTCACATTCTTCTGTGGTTATAAATTTAGGAAATATAGTTACAGTCATGCTAACTTCCACTTAATCAATTTATAATGGGAAATACTATCCCTATTGCTAAATCTAATTACAGTATCAAGTGTTATCTCGTGAAATTTACCCCTATCATAAAAGTAATCCCACAAGTGCATCAAATCATTATTTGAATCAATCTCAATTTTGTAAGGTTTATTTTCTTCGTCCTTCAACCAATACTCTACAAATCTTCTACTTTTGCGTTTTACTGTAAATTTTTTAACTGGATTAAGTGTTTTTATTGTAGATGACGCAATTTGTGATCCTTCAAATCTAGTATCTAGTTCTCTAAACATTTCCTCTAGCCCAACATCATACTCATAGAATTCAGGTAAACGATACACTAATGGCATCATTTCTTCTTTAACTACTTTACAATCACCATGAATAAATGTATTTAAATCTTTTCGGTAACTAGTTAATGGTTGTCCCTTTAAGGTCAACATCATAATTTTCTTACTGTAATAGTCACGTATAACATCAGCCTTATCTCTATCTTCTTGAATAAGTTCCTTAAACAAAACACTATCAGTAAGTTTAGTTGGCCTATTACTAGGATTAATTATATTACTAATACCATGACTGATTAACGGGCGCAATCTATGCCAAGTAACACTTAATGCTAAAATATCTTCAGTGGTTTCAAACACTTCATATTTTTTAACATGTTGAGTATTAGAAAATTGATCAAACATCATACCGGCTCCTATTTGGGCCATATTCATTGCGGTCAATGGTTGAACATTCCCCATTGTGATTGTATTGTGACTAGTCGTGCCTTGAGCACCACTAATAACACCATTAGTATAAGGAAAAGTGTTACTACCATTACGATTAATAGTTAAAGATTTTGCGGCGTTTTGATGTGCTGCAAGTTGTTGTTTTACGTTAGTTGAATTAGCCAATTGTATATTCCATGTTATATTGATATATCTTCCATGCCGGCCGCTCTTAAACGAACAATATGACCTAGCATGAAATTTTTTGATTCTAATGCTTTGATAATCCCCAAAAATCTATTCCTGAGATAGGCAATTTCGTTAATCAATACTTCCATATCAATTACTTCATCTTCACCTTCAGCATACTTTTCAGCATCACGGCTTGTCAATGCTCTATTATACGCTTCTAAATATTTTTGAAAATGAGTTCGGCGAATCTTCTTTAATCTAATATTGAGCAAGTTAAGTACCGCTTCTACTTCTTGTAATTGATTGAATCTATGTTCGGTAACACCGGGAATAGCAGCAATGTTCTTTTCAACATTGCCGTATACCTTTACTTCTTTTTTTGCTTGTTCTAACTCAGATTCAAAGTGCTGAATGAAATCAGGGATTACACCTAAATTCACTGATACTCTTGTATACCAATTTGACATTTAATCCCATTCGTCTAAATCTTCTTCTTCAAAATCTTCGTATTCTTCTTCTTGGAAATGTTGTTCAGCATAGCCCTTTAATGCTTTAGTGATATCTTTGTCTTTGAAGGCATCTTTGATATCATCTATCTCATAGTTATTATCAATTAAAAAATTGACAAGTGTATCTGCCGCATCATCACGTTCACTTAAATCAATATGCTCACGCAATGCATCCCAAACTTCTGATATAACGTCTAAACTCATTCTGTAACTTCCTCCGTAGATGTTACATTACTTATCACACTTTTACTTTTTCCAGTATATTCAAGCATCACCTTATCAAGTATTCCGTCTTTGTTAGCTTCCCAACCCTTACGAAATGCTTTAAGAATTTCACCATCTTCAGTTACATAAACTAAACTGTTTCCTTCTTTCTTCAATGCGCCAGACTTCTCAAGCATATCAGTTAAACCACTGTAAGGACTCATACCTGTTTCATATGGAATCTTAACTTGAATACTTTCAAAAGGTTTTGCATAGCGAGTTTTCATAACTTTGCAAGCAGCACGAATGCCCATTACATCAGAAATCTTGTTACCATCTTCATCCTCTTTGAGTTTGAGTTTCTTCATAGCAACTACGATTGAACTTGCGTAAACAAATCCTTGACCACCTGAAATTTTATCATCTGGATCAAACATATCTTGACTTGCATATGTGTGATTAGTGGCAACTAATCCTACATTGTGACTACCAAACATATTAACACAGTTACGAACAAGTGCAGTTAGTGCTTTAGGCTTACGACCCATATCACCTTTCATATCACCTGCTTCAAACTGATTAACGTCAGTTGGAGTCAATAGCATACCGAGACTGTCAACAACAAACAATACTTTTGGTTTATCATCTTCCGCCATTAGTTTGTATGACTTCATAAATTCTGATATAGTTTTACCCACATCATCAATCATAGCCATGTTTAGTTTAAGCAATTTAGTTTCGCTTGTATCTACACCTAATGCGTGTAGCCATTTTTCATCTAAGGCGTTTTCGCTGTCAATTAGTACAACGTAGATTCCTTGTTGTTGTGCGTGTCTGACGAGGTTCCCTGAGCAGATGAATGATTTTCCTGATCCAGACTCTCCGGCAAAGACAGTAACTTTACCAAGAGGTACGCCTTTATTAAAATCACCACTGATGAGATAATTAAGTCCATAATTTCCTGTACTGATCCAATCGGTTGGATCGTTATATCCTATGCTAAGTCCCTCAATACTTTTAGTAATCTCTCGGCGAAATTTTGATATATCGAACGGTTTGGCCATTTAGATTCTCTCTTTCTTTTTTATCGGTTGTTTGTACCTGTTAAGTACATTCTATCACTAAATGATACTTTATCAAGTATATCGGGACATTTTTCAGCAATTGAATCAATCTCCCAATCTTGCGGATAATGACGTAGTGCGGCTCTTGCTCGGTCTCTGATTAAACTAGGTACACGTGGTGTACGTCCAGGATCACAAAGTTCCTCTAGTAATTTTTTACCTTGCTTTAAGGCACGATATCTTTCGTCTGGTAATGTCATAGTGTTCTCCTAAGATAGGGGCCGTGGCCCCTATTAAGATTAAGACTTGTTTTGTCTAGCACGTATCATTGCTAGAATGTCTTGCGCTTTGTCACTTGATGGAGCCGCTGTAGGAACTACAACCGGTGAACTGGTGAAAGATGCTTCTGCTGCACTAACATCATCTTCCCAAGCGGGTAGATTAGTTGCTGCTGCCGGAGCAGTACGAACGGGCATCGGTGCTGCTTCAGTTGTTGCACCACCTGCCGGAGCATCTAAGCCCCATGGACGATAGTAGTTACCCCAACGTTCGTTGTCGTAAGGTTGACCATCTACTGATGCCTCAAACATTTCTTTCATAATACGCAATTCAGCTTCACCTGGCTTCTTCGGCAAGAAGTCACTAAGATTAAACAATCCGTGTGCTTCAATTGCTGCTTGTTCAGCATCAGTTAATGCTGTTTCTCTACGTGCCCAATTACTTGTTGAGTAATCAGCATATCCACCTTTGCTAGACTTCTTAATGTTGAAGTCAAGACCACGTGTATAGTCTGTTGGCAATTCCATGATTTCAGGATCTAGTAATCCACTTTTAATGATTGGGATAATTTGTGGACTGATAACAAATCTGCGAATTGGATTCGCTGGTGTCTTGTCATCACCAAGTGGGTTTTGACGTACAAAGCCTTGAAAGAGATAACTACGCTTCTTCCAATATTTGTTTGCCATTTCTTTCAATGTCTCATCTTTATACCAAGGACGAACCTCAGCCAAGATAGGACAGACTGAACCATCGTTATACATTTCTACGCATGGTACTTGTACTACGATTTGTTTTACATTGCTATCACCTTTAACTCCATTGAATGCGAGTTTGATGATTTGTTTTTCTACCCAGAAGAATTCGTTCTTTGTATCGCCATCGGGCAAGAAACGAATTGCGGCTGTTGTGCCTTCGTCCATATTCCAGTGGGGGTAGATAGAATTATCTGATTGGGTGTTAGAACCCTTTGTGTTTGATTTTGTGTCTTGCGCTGCGATACGAGCGCGGATTTCTGCTAATGATGCCATAATATATTTTCCTTATAAATTGAGATGGTCTCGTTTTTAAATTCGCTACTTCACCATGAAGTAACTAACACGATGAGTAAGTATAGCAGTACTTTCTCTCCCTGTCAATAGTATTTATGCCTAATGTGGTAAACCTCACCTTTTAAGTGAGGTTTTTGATAAGCAATTTACCCTTATCTTCTATGATTCATTATAGTTAAGATACGGTCTAAGTCATCTTGTCCTTCTTTGACTTCTTCCTTTTCTTTTGGTATTGCTTGTTTTGCTAGATGCTTTGCCCTAGAATGACCATCATGGTTTGCACCATCACTACCTTTTTTATCGTTTGGCTTCTTATCATCTTCTTTATCTGCTTCATCTTCATCTTCCCAAGGTGCGGCTGCTTCATCTAAGTCTTGATTATCTTTAGGCTTTGACAATTTCTTTAACATACTTGATATTTTATTATGTATTCTATCTGTGCCGGCTTCAATAGGATCAGTGCTCCAATCAGTTGGAGGACGTTCACCGTGGTCAATATCACCTGTGAATTTATTAGCGGCATCATAATGTTGAGTATGTGCCCCTTCATCCATTTCATCTTCTTCGGCAAATGCAGTTTTAATTGGATTTTTCCAATCTTGTTTTAATTTAGGTATTTCTTCATCCCATGCTTGTTTGGTAGCGTCTTTAACTTCTTTACCAAATTGTTTTGCGCCAGCGACACCTCTCTTAATAGCATCAAGCACACCTTCAGCCATTTCATCCTCTTCAGATACAACTGCTTGGTCAGCTTGGTTTATAAAGTTTTCATTAGCCGCACCTCGTGATTGTTCCCATTGGTCATATACTGTTTCATAGGCACTATATAATGCATCAATTTCGGGTATACTAAGATCATACTTGTCAGGGAAATCACCTATTGCCAACATTGCTTTGTCAACAGAATCATTGAATTTATTGTTTCTAATTCCGTATTTTGCTATATTGAACCAAGCTGTTTTGATAGGATCACCATAGTGACCAACCTTTGCCCAGTTTCCTACTTCTCGTAGGCCTAAGTCGATTGGTGGATTTTCACCAGCCATTTTTTCATTATATGCGGCTAAACTTGCGACTTGTTCTTCATGCGAGCCTTCCGTCACACCTGGTTTAGTTTGAAATTGTATCTTACTAAGAGTTCCTCGCATCAAGTCGGAAAGATCCATTGTGTCTCCATCCTGTGTGTTGCCATCATATCCTCGCTTGAAATTGTCAATTTCGTTTTCTAAATTGTAGACAAACTGCGCCGCCCCCTGATTACCTTGTTGTTGATAATAGCTTTTCATTTGTTTAGCAGCCATTATTGCATCAGTAATTACCGATTCTTTTCCTGATTGTCTAAAATGTTGAAATGTTAATGTGGGAGACATTATTGCCATATCACGGAGGCTTTTAATAATTTTGCTCTGCGGTCTCATTGGATCGTCGGGACTGGCAGCTTCCGGCAATACACCTTTTGGTCCGCCGCGCATACGATATGGACTACTTGCTTTCATTATATCCGTGCGAATTTTTTTAAGAGTTCCTTTTTTACCAATCTTATCTGTTTTGTACACATCATCAGGACCGGTTAATTCTCTTGCACCCAATGTATCAAAGTTTTGAGCCCTGCCTGATTTACTTCTACGTGTTGTTATGTTTCTAAGGGCGTTCATAGCATCACCAATTGAGTTAAAAGTATCATTAATCTCATGTCCACCATACTCACCGTCATCTTTAAATTCTATTTTAATTTGACCAGTTTTCAAATCTTGCACAACAGTACCTTGAGCATAATAGCCACCTTCTCGGTCATCAAAATCATATTGTCTTGTACCAGGTTCATCTGGTTCAACTTCATCCCAACCTGATAACTGTTCAATTGCTTGGCTGAAATCTCCTTTACCTTCAGGAATACCGACCGGGTTGTTAGATTTAATACTTTCTTCTTCAACTAAACTATCAGCCCACTCTGCTAACTTATTCATTTCTTTATCAATAACTGACTCAGAAACTTTCTTATGTATTCTGTTTAATATTGGCATTACACTTTCAATGCGTGGATCTAATGTCTCTTGTACAAACAATTCATTTAGATTGTTTTCTTCAGTTCCGTCTTCCATCAAAGGTGGTGTCCAACTCTCAAAGTATGCGTTATATCCACGCTTACCGGTCATACGACTTAATGATTCACGCAAACTTTGATAGTGTGCAATGCCTTCATTAACTAATGATTGTGCTGATTCATTGAATTGACCATTGCGTGTAGCACGAACAAATCCAGCCATCTTACTATATTCTTCACAAAGACTATGAACATGGTTCCAACGATCATCATTAACTTTTCCACCTTCAGCAATATGTCTAGCATAGACACGGGCAACGCCAGGCTTCTTGGTATCAAGTAAATAACGTTCACCATCTTGATTTTCTAAAAAGATTTTATTAATATTGCGATAGCGTTTTTCACCTTCTTCGATGACTCGGCTATGTTCAATAACAATCTTCACTGTAGGTATAGCATCGCTATAACTTGCTTTTTTACCCATTGGGTAGTAACCTTCTGCTATTTTGTCTTTGTTTCTCATATGGTTCCTTTTTGCCATGTCATCATTGACACGGTCTTTGTTTTGTGTTTTAAATCCTCTTAGGCCCTTGGTCATTCTCCAAGCACTTAATTGTTGTAATAACCCAGTCCATGTATCATCGTAATCTATTCCGGGTGTTCTATCGCTAGGACTATCAGATACGTCATCGCCAAAATAAACGGTTAATACTCTATCTTCATCTAAAGTAACATAAACTGTACCGTAATCGTCTCCGTCTTTAGTAAATTCAAACTTGAAAACATCTGCTTCTTCAGGTACTGGAGTGGTTTTACCTTCAGCATCTAGAGGTTTTGGTTTATATTTAGTTAATAATCTATAAAGTTCGCGGTTTAATGATTCAGAATTAGTGGGCATATTGTATTTATCTTAATCTCAACTTAGCACGGCAAAGAATGGCAAGGGAGCAATGAATTCTTCATGGTCCTTAACATAACTGTCTAATTCAAAGTGATATGAACCCAATTCCTGTATCATTCTAACACTTAATAAACTGGCCATTATCAAATCGTCTGTGTCCCCAACTTTAGCAGCATAACTACCCGCATGTGCTACAAACGCTTTCAATTCACTAATAAGACTACGACTATTTACGGTTAATTTCTTGCTCTCAAGTAATGTTTTAAACTTAGCACAAGCGGTTAATTTACTCTTGTTTGTAGTATTGAAACCTTTACGCTTCTTACCTGGTTCGCTGATAAAGATTCCCGGGATGTTATTCTCCCCATATTCGTTTAGTGATACTAATGCTGCTTCGCCAATGCTGTTATTCTCTACACTATAATAGATATTGTTTGGTTCACCTGTACATTCAACAATGTATTTGTTTATCTGAGCCATTAGTTTAATCTGTGTCGGGATATCAGTTTTGTTGTGTTTCCATTCACCAACCTGTGTTACTGTATTTGCTTCATATATTTGTATCGCGGCTGGGTCATTACCTGTACCAATACTAGGGTCTAATGCTACTGTATAGATATTACCCTTCTTGGGTTTCTGATACCAACGAACTTGTCCCATTCTAGTTATAGGTTCTATTCCTTCTAACATCAATAATGTATTTGGATTGATAAGTGTTTCGTCAGCGATAATGAATTCACAACCAATCTCTCGTCGGAAACGATCTTCACCTAATTGTGCTTTCATTTCATCAGCCCACTTTTGGTCTCTGCCTGGTTGTTCTTGCCAGTCTGCTCTATATGCTTTGAATCCGTTAACGCCTAATTCAGTTGTGTTACCAAACTCATCTTCAGTTTTGTTAGCACCTTTCCAAATGAAAGCAAACTGATCCTCATCACTATTTGGTGTACTGGTGATAATTGCTTTACCACCAGTACTTAATGTTGGTGTGATAGATGTCCAGAATTCTCTAGCAATACTTGGACGAACGAATGCAAACTCGTCTAGGTATAGTAATGTAATACTCATACCACGACCTGTATTTTCAGTAGTAGTTGCACTTACGATACGACTACCATTTTCAAAGTCTAATGAGCCTTTGTTGTATGTTGTTACGCCTGCTTTGATATGATCTGGGCAGTTTTCGTATGCATAGCGAACACGCTGCATAATTTCTTGTGCGCCTGTGTATTTGTGTGCTGCGATAAGAATAGTACTGTCAGGTACAAACATAGCATACCAAAGTAAGTACCCAGCTGCACTAGTTGATTTGCCTGATTGTCGAGGCATCAAACTGATACTAAAACGATAGTTATGATATGTGTTGATTAATCGTTTCTGATAGTTATAGGGATGATACACCATACTTCCCTTAGTAGGGTGTTGTATCATAAAGAAGTTATCCATGAAGTATAGATAACCTGTGTCAGGGTCGCAACACTTTATAAAGTCTTGTAATTCCTTATCGTTCTTAAATTTTGTTTTAGTATAAGGATCTTTTACTAGAGATGCTTGACCTGTTTTATTCATAACTTTATTTATGTGGATAACTACCCAATTTATAATTAAGTGGTTATGCTATCTTTATTCCAAATACAGCCCAGTTGTAACCATCACTCCACACATCCCAATATTGTGTGGTAGCCTGTGTTAAAACTTTTGTGCTGGTGTTACTACCACTTGGTCCATAAAAAGCGCCAGCCGGAGTGCTTAGAGTAATATTATCGGTGGTGTTCTGCCAGAATCTATAACCAATACCTGAATTAGCAGCGAGTGTAGGATTGGGCAATGTAATTGTGTATGGGCCACTTCCTGGAGAAAACTCAATAAAGCCACTAGCATCTGCCACTGTCAATGTAGTGGTTGTAGTAAGCACTCTAGCACTCTTGCGAATACCACCAGTTGCCGTCAAGTTGCCACCAACAGTAACATTACCAGTTACACTCATTGTGGCCAGTGTGTTCAGGGCAAAGATTGAATCAAGTTGTGTGGCTCGCATCCAGGTTCTACCATCACCACTATCAATCACTGATGTGGTTGCGGTAGACCAAATTCCCAGTGTCACGGTTCTAGCACCAGTGGTTGTGACATTATATGACATGAACCCAGAATATTGACCGGAACCGGTGCCTGAG